CTAGGGTGCTTTTTTGTAAAAAGAAAAGGAACCTCTAACGAGATTCCTTCAATGGCGCTAGGCCGTTGTGTAAATAACAATAGCGTATAGCTCTTGTTCAATTAGATGTTATCACACAAAGCGACTATTGTCAAACCTCGTTATTATTACTCTCCTGTTGGTAGCAGGGGAGTTTTTTATTTGTTCATTGATTTTACAAGACAAACTATAATTACAACATCAAGCACAATTTGAATTATATCTAATGCAATCTGCATAATATCACATCCTTTCAAAAAAATAGTATTTTTAGCCTACATCAATCTTCCCAATTGAAATCTTTGATAACTTTCTTTAGTTTTCCTAGACATCTAATATTGTTGCTCAATGGATCAACAACGATAGGGTCAAAATCTGCATTCATTGGCTGTAACATGATTATCCCATTTAGTTCCTTATACTTCTTGCAAGTGGCTGTATTGGTGTCTGTACAGAAGCATCCAATAACACCATCATCTACTTTATTCACTTTCTCAAATATAAGAAGATCACCGTCAGAGATACCAGCATCTTTCATACTTTCACCGCTTGCATATTGTGCGAAGTATTTAGCTGACTTACTCAAGCCTTTAGAAGGCACAGGAATCATATCAATGATATTATCATCTACAAAGCCACCATTACCACAACAAATAGAGTCGTACAACGGTACTCTAGTGTAGTCAATATTCATGTTTCTATATATTGCATCATCATGATTACCTTTTATTAAATAGTCTGTAGAAACGCCAAAGTAGTCAGCAAGTTGCTGAACTATACCCATTTTTGGCTCAGTTCTATTGATTTCCCATGACGAAACCGTTTTATCGCTCACACCGACAATTTCACCAAGTTCTTTTTGATCCATTCCTCTTTTTTCACGTAATTGTTTAACATTCGTGCCGAATTGCGTTTTCATTTATAACACCTCTTTTCGCTTCTATTATAATGCAAACTGTAGAACAAATAAAGCAAATTGAATTGAATATTCTACAAATTGCATATTTTTATTGACATTCTACAAAACGTAGGATAGAATTAGATTCGTAAGGAGGTGGTAAGATGATTTCGAGAATGAGACTTGATGAAATTAGAAGAGCAAGGGGTTTTTCGCAAGAGTACATGGCCGATAAATTGGGCTGTCACAGAAATACTTACGCAAAAATGGAAGAAAAGCCACAAAATATTACCATGGAAGCAGCGGATAAAATAGCCACATTATTAAACGTTTCAATTAATGACATTATTTTTTTAGAATCGAATCTACAAAACGTAGAATCAAAAGGAGAAACAAGAAAATGAATGAATTACAAGTATTTAAAAATCAAGAGTTCGGTTCAGTAAGAACATTAGTGATTAACAGTGAACCTTGGTTTGTCGGAAAAGATGTGGCTGAGGCGCTAGGATATAAGAACACAAAAGACGCATTAGCAAAACACGTTGATAGTGAAGACAAAGAAATCCTAAAGTCGCAAAATGCGACCTTAGAAAATATTCCCAATAGAGGAGTTACGGTGGTAAATGAAAGTGGTTTATACAGTCTAGTATTATCAAGCAAGTTGCCAAGCGCCAAGAAATTCAAGAGATGGGTAACAAGTGAAGTTTTACCAGCACTAAGAAAAACAGGGCAGTACCAAGTGAAGGAGTTGAGTGGCTCAGAACTAATGGCTAAGGCATTAATCGAGGCTCAAAGTGTTCTAGCTGCTAAGGATAAAGTAATCGAGGAGATGAAACCTAAAGCATTATTTGCTGATGCAGTAGCCACTAGCCACACATCAATCTTAGTTGGTGAACTTGCAAAAATCTTAAAGCAGAATGGCATTGACATGGGTCAGAAGAGATTATTCGCATGGCTCAGAGAAAAAGGCTATCTGATCAAGCGCCAGGGCACTGATTACAACATGCCTACACAGAAGGCTATGGAACTAGGTCTCTTTGAAATCAAGGAAGGCTCTTACGTCAACGGCTCAGGTGTAAACATCACTACTAAGACACCTAAGATTACTGGCAAGGGTCAGCAGTATTTCATTAACAAGTTCCTTCGATAGGAGGTGATCATCATGGATGAATGGAGTATCAGCGTTGAGGAAGTCATGCAGATTACCCATAAAAGTAGAGACTTCATCCTAAACGCTATAGAACAGGGCGTAATACCTGGGTCAGTAGTTAAACATGACTCAGGTAAAAGAAGTACTTACATCCCTAGAAAAGCTTTCATGGATTACATGAATAATTACTATAGAGCTCCTTCAGATAAGTTGATTGCAGCAGTGGTAGAGGAGCTCACTAAAAGAAAGACAATTGAATAAGTAGCTTTAGTTGCTCGTAGGCACCTAAGGCTAGGAGACAAATAATAATTCGTAGAATGAACTGCAATACATAATTTAACATTTCTCTTTTTGGATAATTCCATTGACTATACATACCTACTGTATACGGTCTCCTAGCGCTAAGTGCTTATGAGCGCAAAAAAAAGAACACACGACAGCCATCGTGTGCCCTTAAAAAATATTAAAACCACGTGATTATTTTAGCACAGAAAAGGAGAGTTTTCTATGGAAAGAAGAAAACCAAGAAAGAAAATCCCGTTCTTAAAAAGAATGTGGAGAAAATACGGATTTCCTAGAATTCGTAGAACTAGAAAGTATCAAAAATTAAGAATGAAGGTGATGGGGTATGAATAGATTTGAAAAAGGAATCATCATCGTATCTAATTTAATTATTTTAGTCAGTTTTATTTCAGGAGTTGTAAGTGGCAATAACTGGAATTCAACAGGAATGAGAGTTCTAAGCATTGCATCATTAAGCATGAATTTAATCATTCTTGAATACATGCTCGTTGTTATTAGAAATAAATAAAGGAGAATAATTAAATGGATAAGATTAAAATCAATTCTCTTGAATTAGAGAATGTGAAACGTATCAAAGCAGTACAGATTGAACCATCTGAAAATGGATTAACAATTATTGGTGGAAATAATAACAATGGAAAGACTTCTGTGTTGGATGCCATCACTTGGTGTCTTGGTGGCAACAAATACAAGCCATCAAAACCAACTAGAGAAGGAAGCTATGTTCCAGCATCACTAAAAGTGACTCTTTCAAATGGTATTGTGGTTGAAAGAAAAGGAAAGAATTCAGCCTTAAAGGTCACTGATCCGACAGGAATGAAAGCGGGTCAGAGCCTATTAGATTCATTTATTAGTGAGTTGGCTTTAAATCTTCCAAAGTTTATGAATAGTTCAGAAAAAGAAAAAGCTGACACATTACTTCATATTATCGGAATTGGTGACGAGTTAACTAAATTGGATTTAAAAGAAAAGGCAGTTTACAATGACCGCCTAGCAATCGGAAGAATCGCTGATCAGAAATTCAAACATGCTAAAGAGATGGTTCATTATGACAATGTTCCAGATAAGATTGTTTCAGCTTCTGAGTTAATCGCCAAGCAGCAAGAAATGCTAGCAATTAATGGAAGTAATGAAAGAAAAAGAGCGTATCTCGCTGAATGTAAATCTAAGTCAAAAGCCATTGAAGAAAAGATGGAAGACTTGGACAAGCAGTTAAAAGCGCTTAATGAAGAGTATTTGAAAGTTATCAAGGAAAGAGATAAAGCGACTGTTGAAGTTTCTAGTCTAGTAGACAATCCTACGGATGAAATTGAAAGAAGCATCAAAGAGATTGATGACACTAATATTAAGGTTCGCACGAACCTAGAAAAGAAAAAAGCAGAGCAAGAAGCCAATGACCTCAAAAAGGAATATGCTTCTAAGTCACAGGAATTAGAAGATATCAGAAAAGAAAAGGCTAGCTTATTAAATAATGCTGATCTACCTCTTGAAGGGCTAGGGATTGAAGATGGAAAAATTACTTATCTAGGTCAAGAATGGGATAACATGAGCGGTTCACAGCAGCTAAAAGTGGCTACTGCTATCTGCAGAAAAATCAATCCTAACTGTGGATTTATTCTATTAGATAAGCTAGAGCAGATGGACATGAACACTCTTACAGAGTTTGGCACTTGGCTAAAGTCTGAAGGACTACAAGCTATCGCTACAAGAGTAAGCACAGGTGACGAGTGTTCAATCATTATTGAAGATGGCTATGTTGCTAAAAATAACTTAGAAAAAGAAAAGAAAGAAGAAGCAAAAGAAGAAGCAAAAACAGTTGCTAATTCTTGGGAAGGAGTGAAATGGTAATGAATTTTGAAATTACAAAAGGAAAAATCAAGAAGCCTTATAAAGTAGTTGTTTATGGCCCTGAAGGAATCGGGAAGTCAACATTTGCTTCTCATTTTCCCGACCCTCTATTTATTGATACGGAAGGTTCAACAAGATCACTGGATGTTAAAAGACTTCCTAAGCCAACATCTTATGAAATGCTCAAACAGGAGATTGATTACATCATTCAGAATAATACATCTATCTGTAGAACATTAGTCATTGACTCAATTGACTGGGGAGAATCGTTAATCGTTCAAGACATATGTAATAAATACCAAAAGAAAGGTATTGAAGATTTTGGTTACGGAAACGGCTACGTCTACACAAAAGAGGAAGTCGGAAGACTTCTCAACAGATTAGAAAATGTAATTGAAAGTGGAGTGAATGTCGTTCTTACTGCACATGCTCAGATTAGAAAATTTGAAAAACCAGATGAAAGTGGTGCTTTTGACAGATATGAATTGAAGCTAGGAAAGAAGACTGCTTCACAGACTGCGCCTCTTGTAAAAGAATGGGCTGATATGGTTCTATTCGCAAATTATCAGACATTCGTCTCAAAAGATGAAAAAGGCAAAACAAAAGTATCAGGAAACAGAAGAGTAATGTATACAGTTCATAACGCTTGTTGGGATGCCAAAAACAGAGATGGCCTTCCAGAAATGTGCGACTTTGATTATAAAGTCATTAAGCCAATCATTGAAGAACCATTGAATAATGTTTCTAGCGCTCCTGTAAATGAAAAACCACAAACACAGGTAAATGTACCTGTTGAACCAAAAGAGCCACAGATTGAAGAAAATAAGCCTGTGAGTGCTATTGATTTTGGCTCTGAAGAATATCAGAAAATTCCTGGCAAAGTAAGAGACTTAATGAAATGTGACAGTATATCAATTGAGAAACTAAAAGAAGTCATCTTCTTAAAGGGATTCTTCCCGAAAGATACTCCAATCGAAAATATGCCTAATGACTTCTGGGAATTTATCGCTAGCAATTGGAGTAATCTAAAAGACTTTATTATAGAATCAGAAATTCAATTTTAAAAAGGAGATTAAGAAATGGATAACAATTTTAATAACTACAATCAAAACAACTTCAATCAGAATGGATTCAATCAGAATAATTATAACCAAGCACCTCAAAATGATGGTGCCATGGGTTGGGATGATGAAATCACAGCCGAAGCCAAAGAATACACATTATTGCCTGTCGGAACTTATCAATTCATCATTAAAGATAATTTTGTTAGATCTAAAACATCAGGTAATGGAAAACTCCCTGTATGCAATAAAGCAGACATTACTTTAACAATTAATTATGAAGGAAAAGAAGTAAAAGTGATTACTTCATTAGTTCTTCATAAATCGCTTGAATGGAAGATTTCTCAATTCTTTGAATGTATTGGAATGAAGCAGAAAGGTGTTCCGTTCCGTCCAGATTGGAACGGAATTGTTGGAAAAACAGGAACAGTTAAGATTTCTCACAGAGAATATAACGGTTCTACTTATAACGATGTAAAAGAATTCGTGATCAATAATAATGCTCCAGCACCTACTCAGCCACAGGCTTGGGGAAACAATAGCTGGAAATAATGAAGCTGAGAGATTATCAACAAAAGGCTCATGATGCCATCTTCACAGAGTGGGAAGAGAAGGGAACTCAAAGAACCCTTCTCGTTCTTCCCACAGGCTGTGGGAAAACAATAGTATTTGCAAAAGTGGCTGAAGACTGTGTTAAAAAAGGAGATAAAGTTCTTATTTTGGCACATAGAGGTGAACTACTAGAACAGGCATCTGACAAAATAAAGAAAGTGACAGGGCTTGGCTGTGCGGTTGAAAAAGCTGAACAGACTTGTATTGGCAAATGGTTTCGAATTGTTACTGGAAGTGTTCAAACACTACAGAGTGACAAAAGATTGTATAAGTTTTCGAAAGATTATTTTGACACAATAATCATCGATGAAGCCCATCACGTATTAAGTAATGGGTATCAGAAAGTGCTGGAATATTTCAATAGTGCAAAAGTACTTGGAGTAACTGCTACTCCTGACAGAGGAGATATGAAGAACTTAGGCTCTTACTTTCAGACATTGGCATATGAATATACTTTACCAGAAGCAATTAAAAGCGGTTATCTAGTGCCAATTAAAGCATTAACTATACCACTGACTTTGGATTTATCAAGCGTTTCAATGAGTGCTGGAGATTTCAAGGCAAGTGATATTGGTAGCGCACTAGATCCGTATCTTGAAGGCATTGCTA